GGCTTCATAGGCATGCTGATCGATCCCAAATGCAAGCACCTGGTGAAGGATCTGGAACAGGTGACCTGGAAGGCGGACGCCCATGGCAACGCTACTGGCGAGATCGACAAGTCGAACAAGGTGCTAACGCATATCTCCGACGCACTGGGATACCTGGTGGCGGAGGAGTACGGGCTGAGGGAAAGCGGTGGCCCGCGTTCGCGGGTGCTTTTCTAATGCCAAACTCCGATCTACGCCGTCTCTGCCGTATGACCAAGGCAGTGGTCCGCTACCTTATCTTCCTGGCCTGCCAGCACATTCATCCGCCGCGGAAGAACGCGGACCGTCCTGCGCGGCCGCCGCGCTCCTCTGGTCCGACTGGGAGGAAGGTTTAGATTTGTTCCACCACGACTCGATGGCGCGCTTGGCGTCGGGCTCGGTGATGAACCGTCCGATGGCGCTACTCCGGCTGGAAGTGAAGTATTCCCAGGCGAGGAAGGCGCCATAGGATGGTACCGTCGCTGCCACGATGCGGCCGGTGTCATCGACGTACTTGTTGTGGACCCAACGCATGTTTTGGAATCAGGCCGGCCGCCGGTGGAGAAGCAATCCCCGGCGCCGGCCACTTCGACGCGGACGAGATGGAAACTAGCGGCGCTGCGGCGACTCGTTGATATCGAAATTCGATACCTTCTCGATGATCCACGGTTCCTGCGCAGCGGTTAACGCCATGGGTACGTTCAGCCTCACGCCGACGGGCTTGAACGATACGATTGAGTGGCCCGCCTTCGACACGGCGGTATATGACTGGCCGCCGTGCTGGACGTTGAATGTTCCTTCCTGATCCTGGAGGCCCTCGGCTACGTCGAGCGCCGTGATTCTCTGGCCTACTTCCATTTTCTGTTGCATTCGAAAACTCCTTACCCGGCGATTATATGCCCCGAAAATCCCCGTGTGAATCGCCCGAGGCCAAGGCCATTCAAACCCTGGAAATGGCGGCGTTGAACTTCCCCGAACTAGCCCCGGCCGTACGGATTGCCGTCGAGTGCATCCGCCAGCAGTGCTACTGGCACGATCGCTATGTCGCGCTGGCGTCCGATGTAGTGAAGGGAAAACGCCGGCCAGCATGATTCTCGATTCTCAAGGCCGGCCGCTCCGCCGCGCGATCGGCTTTATTGGCGGCTTCGTGGTGGCGCGCAAAGCCCTGCCGCTGGTAGATGCGCTGCAGGTGGTGGGGCTGCAGGTGCCGCTGGAAACGGAAGAAGAGGAATTGGAAGAAATGGGGAGCCGCGCTACGTGCCCCCCATTGTTGGGTTTTCGCAGAACTTGATGTTTAGGTCGTGGTCTTCTTTGCCGCGGGTTTCTTGGCTGCTGACTTCGCCACTGGTTTCTTGGACGCGGACTTTGCCGGCTTTGCGATTGGCTTCTTCATTGGTGCGATTCTCCTTTCCCCAAGGATATAGCGCATCATTGATTTAGTCGAGGAGAAAACACTTTTATGCGCCTGGCGCAAACGATCCTAACCTTCGTGTCCGCCGCGGTTCAGTTCCCGGCGCCGACCGACAATACTCAAACGATCCACCTCGTGACGGCGGAACCGCTCCGGAGCAATGCGCACGTGTGCTCCGTCGGAATCGCATCCGTAGTCAACGACGCGAGCGGGGTGGGCGTCGTCTGCGAGCTCGCCGCGGGGCCCGCCATTACGGTGCCGCTGGATCGGTTCTCGTATCAGCCGAGCACGTCAGGGAATAACGTGGACCCGACGGTGTTTTATGCGCAGGGGACGGCCGGCGAGAAGATTAAGGTAAGCTACTTCAGCACCTAAAGGCGTTTCATGAGTGGTTTTGATCCGTCTGTCGGGCAGGTCTTCTTTTACGCCTTTATTGTGGCGTTCGTGGCCCTCTGCCTGGTTGGAGTCGCCAACGCCCTGCTCGATAAAATCCTGGCACACCGCGAGCGGGTCGCACGCATAAAGGCAGGGGAACACGTCGAATGAAACCCGCCGAGTTAGAACGCCGGATGGTCGACACCCTGGAGAGCCTGACAATAGATACCGCCCCGGTGCTGGTGCAGGTTCCGCTTGGCTTCGTCCGCCAGGTTACGGCCATGTCCCGCGAGCCGCGCCCGGACATAGTCGCGCTGCTCGCCGAGACAACCGACCTGCCCGATAACGCCGTCGTCCAGATAACCAAAACGCACGTGGGTATCCTGGCGGACGAAGACGATAACCTGCTGGAATTTGGCTTCGATGGGGATGCTGCTCAACCGGACTGACGGAGGTGAAATGCGAGACATCGTGGCGTACATAATCGTCGACGAGAACGATTCAGGAACTCTAGGGCTTGAGGTTTCCAAATGCATCGCTGAAGGGTGGCAGCCGTTTGGTTCCCCGTTTTTCATCCCTGGCGACGAAGACGACGGTCCCGAATTTTACCAGGCCATGGTGAAATACCGGCCGGACTGAAACATCTGACATGACTATGCCGCCGGCAGCAGCGCGTCGACCTCTTTCCTGCGCCGGTCGATGGATTCGACCTCACCTCGCGATCCCGCGGCCGCCAGGAGCAACGGTAAACCAGTCTCGATCGAGTGCTCTACCTCTGCCCGCGTGGCCGCACGGCCCTGTGCCCACCATTCCACCCGGAGGGGCTCGCCGATATATAGGAGTGGCTTTTCGTTGGGGTCTCGCTGAATCTCGTAATCGCGGCACACCCAGAGCAGGCTGACGCCCGGATTGCGTTCAATCATCACGCCAGCGACATTTCCTTTCGCGCTCTGGATGACGGATGGGTCGACGCCGGGCCCGGTCTCGCGTCGCACCATCTGGGGCTTGCTCATGAACGGGCAGTTGCGCGCCGACCACTGGGCGCATTCCAGATGAGACGGCGGCTCGGATGAAATCCGGTTGATGGCGCACATCGGGCCAATTACGAAACAAAGATAGGAACCCAGGCGCTCGCCGCAAACCCAGCAACGCCTTTCGCGAATAGCCCTCCCGAACTTTTGCCCGTCCATTGCGCGGAATTCCGGCACTTTACTTCCGTCTGGACCATCGATCCAGGCGACAAACCAGGGCACGGGATAGCCCCGCGAATCCACCGGCAGGTCCGCCATACGTGTTGGAAGCGCTTCTAAATCTGTCCGCATGCCGGAAGTATACCGCCGCAGTTCCAGAAGGACACCACATCATGAATCTCCCCCGTTTGATCCAGGTCAAAAAGATCGACGCCAAAGCTTCGACCTACAACCAATATTCCGTCGCCTATGCGACGTTCGCCGACCTGTTTCAGGGCGGCAGCGTGCTGCAGGACGCGGTGGTAAACCGCGCCCGTTACCTGCTCCAGAAACCCAAAGAGGTTGCCGAGGTCTTCAAAACCCGCCAGCAGCGCTTCAGCTACACCAACCTGCTGGGCAACATCATCGGCTGGTACGGCGCGGCCCTGTTCAAAGAGCCGGCGCAAATCATCAAGAAGCTGCTGGCCACAATAGGCGCCACCGTCAAAGGCGCGCTCGTCGGCACCGCGCCCACTCCCATTACGGCGCCGCCGATCCCCAAAGAGGCCTCCGACTTCTGCGAAGCGTTCGAAAAGGACGCGGACCACGCCGGCACGTCCTTCGCCGATATTTGGCGAAAAGTGTTCGAATCGGCCGTTCTGCACAAGTCGGCTTACGTGCTGATCGATCTGCCCGTGCTCGATCCCGACATGCCGGCGCCGATCAACCTGAAGCAGCAGACCGAGGCCGGCCTGCTCGATCCGTTCCTGGTGGTCTACACCCCGTCGCAGGTGATCAACTGGGAAACCGACCGGTACGGCAACCTGGTCTGGTGCATCATCGCGGTGACGATCGAGGAACGCGTCGCGTTCGAAAAGCCCCAGATTGTCGACTACTGGTATTACTTCGACACCCAACAGGTGGCCTGCTACAGGGCCGTCCGCAAGGACGACCACAAGGAATATAACGACGCCGATATGGCCGAGCTGGTGATCGGCTACCCGCGGAAGCACGCTATGTCCGACCTGAACCGGATCCCGGTGCGCAAGGTGGAAGTGCCGGACGGTCTGTGGCTGGCGAACCGCGTCTTCCTGCCGCTGCTCAACCACCTCAACCTCGACAACGCCTATGATTTCGGGCTGTTCCAATCGGCCCTCGCCCAGCTGGTGATCAGTGGCGACTTCGACGATGCCGTGACGCTAAGCGAGATCTCGTACCTGCACCTGCCCACCGGCACGACGGCCCAATACCTGGAGCCGGAAGGCAAGGCCTACGACGCTATCAGCAAGCGCCTGGAAGGCCTCGAGGAGCGCATCTACAAGGCCTGTTACCTGATGGACCAGGCGCGCACCAACAAGGCCACACCGGCCGCGCAATCGGGCCTGTCGAAGCAACAGGACAAGACTCCCTCGAGGGACGCGCTCGCCGGCGTTGGCGACGTGATCCGGTGCGCCATGCAGACGGTCTACGCCGATGTCATGGCAGTCCGCGGGATGTCCGACGTGGTAATCGATGTCCGCGGCTTCGATTTCGAGGATAAAGCGGGGGTCGAAGAACTCGACTTCATGATTTCGGCGGGCCAGCTGGACATCCAGTCGGATACCTACCGCCGCGAACGCGACAAAAAGGCCGGGCGCCGTGTCCTTTCGGACGCCAACCCGGAAGTGCTCGCGCTCATGGATAAGGAGATCGACGCCAACCCGACTCCGGAGGCCGCGGCCGCCGCGCTTGTGGCCCAGCAGCAGGCACAGCAGGCCGCAGGCTTTGCCGACGATATGAAGGGCGCCGCGGGCATCGGCGCGTAAATCCCCTCTTTTCCTGTTAGCGCTACGCCTGCCCCCATCTACATGAGGCGATAGCCAGTTACCCCCACTTTCAACCCCACCAGCTGCCCTCATCCGGGCACAAAAAAGGACTTAACGATATGAAACTGTTAGCATACATGCCAGGACCCCTGTTCGACGCTCTGCCTAATGAGGGCGGCGGGGGAGGTGCCGGAACTCCTGCAGCATTTGATCCCGCTGCGTTCCGTACCCAACTCCTCGGGGATGTGACCAAGCTCTTTGGAAGCTTCACCACCTCCCTCAAGGCGGACTTTGCCAAGCTCACGCCCACGGTAGCCCCACCCCCCGTTCCCGTTGAGCCTGTTGAACCGCCCGCTCCGATAACTGCCGCCACCGGTGGCGACAAAACCCCAGCCGAACTCGCCTTTGCCGCACAGATCCGCGCTATGGAGCGACGTCTGAAGGACGCGGAGGACAGAGGAGTCGCGCTGAAAACTGAGTCGGACGCGACCAGGGCCGCCGCCGACAAGAAAGAGCTGGACGCCGCCGTTCGCACGGAGCTTTCGAAGTTCCAGTATGCGGATGCGGCCGCCGCGCAGGATGCCTTCGACATTTTTGGCTCGAAGATCAAGCGCAACGAAGATGGCGACTTCGGAGGACCGGATGGCACGCCGATCGCGCTCTACCTTGCGGAGGCGATGCGTAGCAAGCCGTACCTGCTCGCCATGAAGGATACCGGGGGCGCCGGCGCACGGCCTGGCGGAACCGGCGGGCCCGGAGCACCGGGCAAGGCGTTCGACTTGAATAACATCAAGCCGGGCATGAAGGCCGAGGACCTGGCTGCCGCATCGGCGCGGATCAGCGAGATGGTCAAGCTCGCGATGCAGGGGCAGTAAGGTTTTTGTAGTACCGATTTTTTGAAGGTTCGCCGGGTTCCTCCTGCAGAGGAATCCGGGGATGCAGTAACCCGCAAAACAAGCCTTCTAGAAGGGGCTATCGGACGTCGAGAGGCGTTCCGGTAGCCCCTTTTGTTTTGCGGTCCAGCGCGCACTTGAAGGCCGCGCTAAACAGTTCCGCTGTTCAACCGACCGGGCGGCAGTGCCCCCGGCAGGAGCCTTCTCAAAGATGCCGGATATTACATCTCAAAACGTGGCGCAGGCCATCGTGAAGCTGGTGGCCGCCCAGGCCATGCCAGCACTGCTCGCCAACCTCGTCATGGGCGGGCTTGTCAATCGCGACTTCGAGGCGCAACTCGGATCGACGGGCGACACCATCAACGTGCCGATCCCCGCCATCCTCGTAGCGAACAACATCGCCGAGGGCGGCTCGGTCCAGACGCAGAACCCCAGCCCGGGTAATGCGCAGATCGTCCTCAACACCCACGCCGAGGCGACCTTCCAGATCCCCGATATCACCAAGGTCCTGGCCTTCCCCGCGCTGATGTCGCTGTACATGCAGCCGGCGGTCAACGCGATCGCCACCAGCGTGGAAACCTCGCTGCTCAACCTGTGGTCGCTGTTCACCGCGAATGCCGCCCTCGGCGCCACCACCGCGATGGATGAAGCGCGCGTCGACCTGGCGGAGAAAACGCTGTTCGACAACCTGATCCCGCAGACCGAACCGAAGTTCCTGGTCGTTTCCAGTTCTTCGGCCAGCGCCCTGCGCCAGATCAGCCGCTTCACCGAGTACCAGACCGTCGGACCCGACAAGGGCGATAGCATTCTGTCGGCATACCTGCCCGGCGGATCGGACGCGCTGTTCGGCAAGGTGAAAGACTTCTACGTCTTTCGCAGCCAGCTGGTCGCGCTCTCGACGAACTACAAGAACCTCGCCTTCCACCGGAACGCGATGGCGCTTGTCATTCGCCGCCTGCCATTGCCCCTTCCCGGTACCGGCGCCGTCGCCGAGTACGGCGAGCTGGGCAACTTCGGCTATCGCGTGGTGATGTCCTACCAGCCCAACACGCTGGCACAGCAGTTCACCGTGGACATCCTGTACGGCTGCGGGATGTTGCGCAACAGTCATCTGGTGGTGGTCCAGTCCACCTAATCCATGCCGACCAACGATCTCAGCAAGTATTACAGCGACGTCCGCGCAATGGCGGCGTCGCTGCCCCCGGCCCCGGTGTACTACGTCACCTCGCTCGACACCGGTGACCGGGAGGGCAAGCCCGGCCGGGTCATGGATATGAGTTCGGCGAGGCTGGCTGCGGAGCGCATCGTGGGCCGCACCCATCGCCTCTCGACCGAGCCCGAAATCGAGGCTTTTAAAGCGGGTTTGATCACGGCGGCGAAAGACCTCGCAGCCATCGAACAGGACCGCAAAGGACAACTCGCAATGCCGAAGGACATGACCGACCTGGTTAAGGTCATTCTCCGGCGCGAAGAACGCGACGCGGCAAACGATGCCGCTGACAAGGAAAAAAGGAGCCATAACAAATGAACGACATCACCACCGGTGAGCAGGCTGTCACCACCTCGGGCGCAGTAACGGGTTCGCTGGCCACGGCGACCATGACGAGCTTCAAAACGATCAAGCTCGTATGCCGCGGATTGGCCGCGGGCAAGCGCGCCCTCTTTTCGGTCGAGGACACCGCCAACGTAACGCCCTTCAGCGATGCGCTGCAGGTGGCCGTTGCGCACTTTGTCGGATCGCAGCCTATCGAGGGTTCGGCCCGTGAGTGGGCAACCTACGACATCCCGCTGACCCGATTCGGCGTGACCAATTCCGCGCTCCGGATCAACTGCCTGTCGATCGACGCGACTCCGGGCACCGTGCTTGTGCACGGGTGGCTGGAATAAACCAGGCTTCCCTCCCTCAGGGGGATATTGCACGGCGCGGGTCCTCTGCTTCCCCTGGCCCGCGCCGCCTTTTTCCGTTTGGCTTGGAGATTTTGAACGATGCATGTCTATGAAGAGTCAATCGAATTCCTGTTGGCGCTGGTAGCGCGGACCGGACATAACCCGGAGCATCACCAGGCGCAGGGCCTGCTGGTCCGGATCGAGGAGATGAAGCGGCAGAGAAAGCTCGACGACGAGCCGCTTGTGGATCGCACGCCTCCGCCGGCTCCTCCGAAGCCTCAGCCAGCTCCTCCGAAACCAACGCTGTCGCCGGCCGAAACCGACCAGAAACACTAAATGCTCCTGACCGATTCGGACATAGTGTCGAGCGGTTCGATGGCCCAGATAGACAGCGAAGTGCTGTCTGTCGCGGCCGCCACGAAGCCCGTCATCCTCCTGGACGGGCCCGGCTCGATCTGCGAGCAGACGTGGCGCGAATGCGGCGGCAGAATCATCGCCACGCAGCAGATGTACACCTCGACGTTCTCCGCGATGGGAGTCAGCGGAGGCCACCAGGCGGCGGTCAATTATATCGGAGGGCCGGCGCGCAACCAGGCCCGGGCACGGCTCAACCAGATCGTCGCCACCGAATCGCAGTATGCCAATAGCTCGTCGGCCGTCGAGCGATGGATGGCATATAAGGCGCTGGCACTGTTCTACCGCGATGCCAGTTCGCGCCTCAAACAGGACCGTCTGCAGGGCAAATATGACCGTTACGTGAAGGATGCGGATTTCGCCTGGCGGCAGATCCGGCAGATTGGCTTGCCTTGGGTGGCGCAGCCGATGGAGTGCCCGGGAGCGAAGCACGGCGCCAATGCCGGCCCGTGGACCGCGGCCAACCTGTCGGCAGTGGCCGGCAGCTGCACCGCGCAGCCGCTGTATGTCGCAATCACCTATTACGATGCGCGGACCTACGTTGCGGAGGGGAACACCTTCAACGCCGAGTCCGGACCCTCGGCCATCCTTACCTTTGTGGTGGAGCCCAGCACGGGGCTGCAGGTCTCGATCGCCGGGCTCAATCCGCCTACCGGCGTGATGGACCAAGTGGGGCTTTCCGAGCCAGCGTGGACCCCTCTGTCGGCAAGCAACTGGGTCGTGTGGATTGGGACGGTAGCCGGCGGGCCGCTCTACTGGCAGGCGGCCATTCCGATCGCCACTAAGACCTTCACGCTGTCCGTGGACCCGGTCCAGATGGGCGCGATCCTGGGCGTCGGCCAGTGGCCCGACGCCAACCTCCTGTTCATCAACCTAGTGGGGAGGGGCTAGATGCTCTGTATTAAGGCCACTTTCCGAGCGCTTTTGAGCCTTATAAGCCTTGGAATAAGAACGCTGGCAAGCGCGGCAAATCCTCTGGAGGCGGTCGCCATCGCGGCCGACACGCGTGTTGGCCTCCGAGAATTCGTGACCTCGCATGCAATGGGTCTTGCGCCGATTGATTGCAACCATCGACTCGCCGCGCCTTTGATTTTCCAATTTCGTAACCGGCTCAAGGTGATCGGGGCGTACGCACGCGCGATTTCTGCAAAGGTGATCGAGGTCGAGGCCTGCGGGGATCGGTCCGACGTGAAGTTCGTAAGAGAAGCAATGGGCGGACCGACCTTTCCCCTGATAGCACATCGTGCCATAGCCGCCCTTCTTCTTCGGCCCGATCCAGTTCCAGCAGCCGGAAGTCTTTTCAACCTTGCTCCAAAATGCCTTTTCCAGCGAGTACGGCTTTACCGATTGCAGATGCAACCGCAGCCTCATCGCGTGGTAGCAGCTTTGACCGCAGAACCGCGGCACGCCGCTGGCGCGGTAGTAAGCCAGCGAGAAACGCGCGCCACATTCGTCGCACGTAAAGACTATCGCTCCGGGGTGATGAGCCTTGTCGCTGCTTGTCGGTTTGCCCGTGCCAGCGAAACCATAGCTATTGAGGACGGAGGGT